AGGTGTATTTGAACTTCCCTATGCAACTGAGTACGATAAGACAGCTACACCTAATTTTGATATACAAGGAATTACGAATACTTTTGGTGCATCTACATATTATGAACATGAAAAAGGAACTGATCAAGTAAACAGTTCTGGTACTACTTCTATTGATGCTTTTATTCAATCAGGGGATTATGATATTACTAGCTCTTCTAGCTTCTCATCTTCAGGTGTTGCTAATTTTAGCGGAGATGGTGAGTTTATAATGTCTGTAAAAAGATTTATACCAGATTTTCAAGTGTTGACTGGTAACTCTAAGATTACTTTGCTATTAAACAATTATCCAACAGGCACAGCTGCAAGCTCACCACTTGGACCCTTTACAATAAGCTCATCTACTGATAAAGTAGACACTCGTGCAAGAGCAAGATTAGTAGCACTTAAAATAGAATGTGATGCTGTGGGTGAAACATGGCGTTACGGTACACTAAGACTTGACGCAAAACCAGATGGAAGAAGATAATGGCTATAAATTTTAATAGAGACAATACAGGTGTTTTTAGTTTAAACGATGTTTTTGATAATAGTAATGATCAAATAGCATTTCTTGGATTTGGAAAAAGTGATGAAGAAAAAGCATTAGAAAAAATACAAGAATTAAGAGAACAACAAAATAAAATAACCGGAGGCATGCAAGGGGATGTCTTAGAAGAATTAAAAGAAATAAACCCATCAAAATATAATCAAATTCAAGAATTAGAAAAAGAAATAGAAAACTTACAACAACAATTTCCTGAAGATACAACTATTCAAGAAGCCTCTTTAACTAACGAATTTGGTTTTCCTTTAACAGCACAACGTTCAGCAGGGTCATATGGATACCCTACCACTACTATGAGTGACGTACAGATGTTGCAAAATACTTTTGCACCTTCAGCATCTCAAGTTGGTAGAAGTAATATAGATATAGCAGCACCAATGAGTTTAAGAAATTTTGCACCTTTTCCAGGTTTACAAAGCACAGGTGTAGCACCTTTTCCAGGTTTACAAAGAACAGGTATCATACAACAGGCACCAAGTAATTTTACTGGCGCACCTTTTACAGATGATGCTGGTATTACTATTGATGCTTATGATGAGTTTCCTCAACAAGAAAAAAAATCTAAAGGTATAGGTAGTTTATTTGAATTTTTATCTAGGTTTAGCCCTGTACGTGGCATAGCAAAATTATTAGAACCACTTAATGCAAGAATACAATCAACAGATTTTGCAAAATCTTCTAACTTTGCAGAGTACCTTCAAAGAAGAAGAGATAGAAAAGCTAGAGAACAGGCTGCAATAAGAGGAACAGAAAAACAAAAGATAAAAGATAAAAGAGAGTTTGATCAAAACTTTAAAGGTCTTTTTTCTGGTCAAGGTCAAGGAGACGGACCACAAGGAGATGCATTTGGTGGAGACAGAGGAGTTGGACAAGACGCAGGTACTTCTGGAGGAACTGGAGGAAGAAGGGGTGGCGCAGGAAAATTTAGATAATGGCTAAAGTAACCGCATATATACCAGAACCTAAACAAGAATATGATGTAGAAAATCAAAGACAAATTCTACAATCAATTGAAACTATTAAAATGGAATTAAATTTTGCTTTTCAAAATGACTTGAAAGAAGAACAAGATGCATATAATTACTTTTTATCCTAATGACTATACAATATAAAAATCAAGGTTTTAAACAAGCTGATACAGCTAAAGCTACGGTGCTTACTTGCCCTACTAGTGGAGCAATCATAATTAAAAGTGTTTATTGTGCAAATAACGATGCATCATCAGCTATTGTAGTAAATATGAATTTAGTTGATTCATCTGATTCAAACACTGAGTATGAATTTTTTAGAGATGACGTAGCAGCTAAGTCACAAGTAAATGCTGCACCTCAAGGCTTGAATTTAGAAGCAGGAGATGCTATAACAGTGCAAGCAGCGACGGGCAGTAATAAAATACAAGGCGCCATAAGTTATGCTTTAATAGACAGGTCACAACAAAATGGATAATGATATATTAAAAATAAATTGTACAACAGTAGTTACAATTAGAAATGTTAAGTCAGGTAAAATTTATAAAGATGAAGCAGAAAGAGATGCGGATATAAATGATCCTAATACAGAAACGAAAGCAGATCACGTGGTACAAGATCTAACAGTTCAAGTATCACCAAAAGGTCTAAACTTATTACAGAAAGCAATGAGCAAAAATGATAATAAATCAAGCACCTAAAGGTGGCACCGAGTTACAATTTAACTATTTAGAAAAATACGTTGATAAAGAGTTATTAGATCAAGTACAAATAACAACTTCAATACCTGAAAAGATTCCATTGCATCCAACCAAGGTAAATATACTTTGGCAAAAAAATTCTTATGATCAACCGAATCTGGCACCATGGTTCAAAGATAAAAGTAATCATTACAAGTATGATTGGTATGTATTTAATTCACATTGGAACTTTGAAAAATTTAGAATGATGTTTGGATTACCTTTAGAAAAATGTGTTGTTATAAAAAATGGTATAGATAATATACAAAAAGCTAAACACTATAAAGAAGGTGAACCTATAAAAATTATTCACCAAAATACACCTTGGAGAGGTTTGTCTGTTTTACTAGGTGCAATGCAATTAGTAGAAAATCCTTTGATTAGTTTAGATGTATATTCTTCTACAGAAGTGTATGGAAAAAATTTTTATGAACAGAATGATCACAACTTTACAGAGTTATACGAACAAGCAAAAGCTCTACCTAATGTGAACTACATAGGTTACAAGCCTAATGATTATATAAAATCAAACATGCACAAATATAATATGTATGTGTATCCTAGTATTTTTGAAGAAACATCTTGTATATCTTTACTAGAATGTATGTCCGGTGGTTTGTATTGTGTTACAACAAATCTAGGAGCATTATTTGAAACAGGTGCAGAGTTTCCAATGTATATACCTTACGATGATAACCATAGAAGATTAGCAGAAAAGTTTGCGTTTGGTATAGAAGCTGCAGCAAATACTTTACATGATCCTCAGATACATAATCATGTAGACTCACAATCACATTATGTAAATATTTATTACAATTGGAATAAAATAGCCAATGGTTGGACTAGATTTTTAAAAGGAGCTATTAATGCAAAATCCAAATAAACCTATTTGGTTTGATAAACCAGAAGAAAAAGTAACAGAGATAAATGTAGGTGATGCTTCTCCATATAAAATAATGGTATGTACACCTTGCCATAGTGATACCTCAATGCATTACACACAAGCAGTTTTAAAGTTTCAACAAGAATGTATGATGAAAAAAATAATGGTTAGTTTTACTTTGTTAAAATCCTCTTTAGTTACACAAGGTAGAAATTTATGTGTAGCAGAAACATTAAATCACCCTGACAATTATACACATCTTTTATTTATAGATTCAGATATTGACTTTGAATTTTCTACAATAGAAAAAATGTTGAAAGCTGATAAAGATGTTATCTCATGTCCTTATCCTATGAAGATGTTAGATTGGGATAAAGTATGGAGAAGAATAAATAATAAACAAGACGCCATTACATCTGCACAAGACTTATCAAGAGCAGGTTTTACTTATCCAATTAAAGTAAAAGATAATCATAATATAATAGCTGAGAAAGGTATTATAGAAGTAACACATGCTCCAACAGGGTGCATGTTAATTAAAAGAAAAGTATTAGAGGATATGATAAAACAATACCCTCAGTTAGAAATATTTCAACCTACATACATTAACGGTAAAGAAGAAAAGAAACCAAATATGTATAACCTTTTTGATACAATACATGACCCTACAACTAAACGTTATTTTGGTGAAGACTTTGGTTTTTGTCAAAGATGGGGTGATATGGGTGGTAAAGTACATATCTACGTAATGGATGTAATAACACATGTTGGAGAGTTTCAATATTGTGGTAGATTTTATGATGATTTATATCAAGGTCACAGGCCAGCAAAACATGCCAAACCGCTTGACGAAGATACAAAAATCAAATAAAGTGTAGTATTTTCAGGACTTCTATGCCTGCTTTTAACTTTTTTAAATATATAAACTATGACAAGATTCGCAAGTCCACAAGCAGCAGCGCTAGCGCAACAAATAGATCCACAGATGGCAGCTGGAGGAGGACCAACTTCATCTTCAACGATGCCTATGTTGGCTGGTCTTTTACCACAACCTGGAAGACGTATTCAAGATTTAGGTGAGAGCGGTGGTATTTATCCTAGACTAGGTAGTTTAAGTTCAAATATAGATTCTGCTGAACAAGAGTTACAAGGTATTAATCAATCTATAGATTCATTACAAAGTCAAATAGGTCAGCCTTCAGGAGGACAAATAAGTCCATTGCAAACTGCTGAAGGAGTTGGTCCTAGAATACCAGCTCTAGGAGGAGGTTTAGGACCAGCTGTTAATAATTTTATAGCTCCTCTTAATCCTAGACCTGCTGTAGATGCACCTGGAGGAATGCAAAGCATCGCCGGAGTTGGTGATCCTAGATTAGGTGCAGTACAAATACCTGGTAACCTAATGCAAATGATGATGAGAGGTCAAAGCTCTAGGTTTGGATTTGCTGATGGTGGTATGGAAACAGACAGACAAGAGTATGGATTAGGAAGTATAGTTAAAGGAATTAAAAAAGGAGTTAAAGGTTTAGTTAAAGGCGTAGGAAATGTAATTAAATCTCCTTTAGGATTAGCAGCTATAGGTTTAGGTATTAATGCTTTTGGGCTACCTTTTGGTCTTGGAGGTAAAGGTTTTTTAGGAAATATTGGTTTACCCTCTCTTTTTAAAAAATCTGTAGGTGAAGGTGCAGCATTAAAAAACTTTGGTAAAGTATTTTTAGGAGGTTCTGCATTAGGAGCATTAGCCGGAATGGGTGAAGAAGAACAAGAAATGATTACAAGAGATGTAAGTTCTTTAAGAAAATACTTAACAGGTTATTATCAAAATTTAGGTTACACTGCAGATCAAATAGCAGAAGCTGTTGAAAGAGATACCTCTGAATATTCATCAGGTCAAGGTGGCTATGCAGACGGTGGTCGTATTGGTTATGCTATGGGAACTGATCAAAAAGTAGAGATGGCATCAGGCATCGAGAGCCTACCTATTAATATTAACCCTAAAGGTGTTAAAGAATTAGACCTTAGAGAAACAGGTGGATTTATTCCTCCAGTTGGTGTAAAAGAAAAAGCAGATGATATCCCAGCGATGTTATCTAATAACGAATTTGTATTTACCGCTGATGCTGTAAGAAATGCAGGCGGAGGAGATATTAATAAAGGTGCTCAACTTATGTATGACACAATGAAAAAACTAGAATCGAGAGTAGTATAATGGCTGTACAACAAACACAAGTATTACCACCAGAGTTTATAGAGGCAGGCGGTAAAACTTTTTTAGACATGCTTTCAAAAGCAGTCGGTGGTTATAAAGGTGCTGATCTCTCTAAAGTATTTGGTCCACAGTTTGTAGCAGGTAAAGATAAGTTACAACAACAAGCAGAAAATTTAGCTGTTTCAGGTATTGGTGCTTATCAACCGTTTTTAAATCAAGCTCAACAAGCTCAACAACAAGCAGGTGTATTAGCAGGACAAGCAGGTCAGTTTATGGGACCTAGTGCATACAAACAATTTATGTCTCCATATCAACAAGATGTTATTGATACAACTCTTGCTGAATTTGATGTTCAAGCTAAAAAAGGAGCACAAGGTGTGCCAGCAGCTGCAATTGCAGCGGGTGCCTTTGGTGGTGGTAGAGAAGGTGTACAAAGAGCAGAATATCAATCTACATCAGATAGAAACAGAGCAGGTATACAAGCACAATTATTACAACAAGGTTTTGGCCAAGCTCAAAATGCGGCACAACAAGCTTTTCAAAATCAACAACAACTAGCTCAACAACAATTAGGATTAGGTCAAGCTGCTCTAGGATTAGGTTCAGCACAACAAGGATTTATGGGTCAAGACATTGGAGCTCTTTCTAGTTTAGGTGCACAGAACCAAGCGCAGAACCAAGCACAATTAACAGCTCAACAACAACTATTACAACAACAATTAATGCAACCTTTAACTGCAGCTAATCAATATGGTTCAGGGGTAACTAGTTTAATATCAGGATACCCAGGACAAACACAACAAACATTCACTCCTACTCCTGGAATAATGCAAACAGCTTTAGGAACAGGAGCAACTCTAGCCGGCATATACAAAGGTTTTGGACTAGGAAACTAATGAAAACATTAAGACGACCTATGTTTAGAAAAGGTGGTAACGTCGGTGACGGTATCATGACTGGTATTGTGGACAGAAGTAATTATGATGTAGGATCTTCTAACCCTGCATTAAACGTTGGAGAAAAAGACATTACAGATTTTATTTCTTTAGTTAGAGGTGGTGGACAAGACATGAGTTCTGATCCAGCTACAGATTTCTTATTACAATTTGGACCAAACTTATTAACTCAAACACCTCAAGGTTCAGGTTTTGCAGGACTTATAAGAACTTCTGCTGCTGCAGCTAAAGACCCAATAAAAGATTTAATTAAAACTAGAAGATCAAAAGACAGTGAAAATATTGCACTAAGAGCTAAAGCTATAGATACTTTAGGAACAGATAATCTTGCAAAAATTAGAAAGCAAGCTGAAATATCTATAGGGCCACAATTAGATATGGAAACTACAGAAGAATATAATGCAAGATTAAATTCTAAA